AGCTTTAGAAAAGCCTACTCAAAATGAAATAAATTTATTAAATCGTTTTAAAAGTGATTTAAGAAGTTTATCGGGAGAAATTGATAATTCTAATGAAACTTTAAGTAGAACACAAGAAGCTTATTTACTTAATAACGAAGCAGTTCAAACATTTCTTAAAACTAGTTATCAAAGTAAAGAAGAAATGGAAGCGGCTAAACAAGTAGTGTTGGATAGTTTGACACCTCTTGATTCTTACCGTAAAGGATTTGAAAATATTGCAGATAGTTTATTCCCAGAGTGGAGTGAAAATGCTACAGAAGAAGCGGAAAATTTAGAAGTTGAAATGAATAAAGGGGCAGAGGCCGCCGAAGAATATGCTAAAAAGATGAAAGAATTAGCAGGAAGTTTGAGTGAATGCCAAACAGCCTATGATACTTTAACCGAGGTAGCCAAAGAATATAATGAAACAGGTAATTTAAATGTTGATACTTTAGCTAAGTTATTAAAACTTAATCCAGAATTCTATCAAGCTTTATCTATGCAAGAAGGAAAGCTGGTAGTCAATACAGAACTTCTTAATCAGATGGCTCAGGAGTATGCTACAAATGCGTAC